TACACCCCGCTGCCGAGCGGCTACTGGGTCAGCAACACGGACGGCTCCGGGCCGTACGTGTTCACCGGTACCGCGATGGTGCTGGCCGCTCACCGCTAAGGGTTAACCATGAGTACGCTGACTTCGAATTACACCCGGCTGCCGAACGGGTTCTGGGTCAGCAAGGCTGACGGCTCGGGACCGTATGTCTTCGACGGCGCGAACTTCTTCCTGGTGCCGTACGGCCAGGCGTCGTCGCTCAGCACGACGCAGCTCAACGCTGGCGCCACGGGCACTGCCGGCCTGGACTCGTCAGGGAATCTCTACACGCTGGATGGACTGGCGCATCAGATCATCAACAGCGTGGGCGGCATCTTCCCGACCATCAGCCAGATGCAGCGGGTCTCGGCCGGGACCGCGAACGACACGACGGAGCAGGTGATCGGATCGATATTCGTGCCGGGCGCGCTGCTGCAGCTCGGCACGGAGCTGCGATTGAATGCGTTGCTGGAAAACACCAACAGCTCGTCCCAGAAGAATCAGCTCGTACGGATCGGGCCCGGTCTGACATCGATGGGCAACCAGCAGAACACGACGAACACCGAAACCTTGCTGTTTTACCGGGCCGTCCTGGAAGACGCGAACACATTGCGGAGCTTCAACTCCTTGGCGACGGCTTCCGGTGTGAACGCGAACGCGAGCATCACGGCAACGGCGATTGACGCGATGATCAATGGCGTATCGTTCGCCATCAACGGGAAGTGGACGGCGCAGCCATCGGCAGGCGAGATCATCAAGATCACGTATGCCCACATCGAAATCGTCGGAAGGCCCTAAATGACCACGATGACTGTCATCACCTCCGGCGGGTATTACGTCCCCGGGATTACCTTCACGGGAAGCGTTGCGGGTGCCACCTCTGGCACGCTCACGGGCGCCGTGACCAATGGCACCTACACGGCCACGTTCAGCGACGGCGAGGTGCGTCAGGTCACGATCACGGGTGGTACTGCGTGCGCTTGGTCGGGAGCGCTTTCGACCTTGTCCGGATCGATCACGACGGCACAGATCACGCCACCCAACGGCATCGTTGCCGGCTCGTGCAGCGATTCGGCCTACACATGGGTCGCGCCGGCCGACTTCTATAAGAGCTCGTCCTCGACGGACTCTCGCAACACCTTGTGGGGGACGACAGGGCAGCCTTCGGTGAAGAACCTGTTCGCCGGCTCGCTGGTGGTGTTGGCGGCCTACTTCGGCATGTCGTCGCACAACCAGCCGACGCTCAACCAGGCTACCGACTGGGGTGTCACCGCGCAGACGGTGCGTACGCACGACTACACCGGGGGCGACTCGACGTGGCGTGCGCGCTGGTCGCGGATCGAGCCCACGGCGCCGAGCGGCGGTCAAGGGATTGCCGACTACACGCAGCACACCTACAACTTCGCGTTGTTGGATGAGTTCGTCACGTTCCACCACGACCTGCGTGGCCGGGATGTCATCCACACGCTGTTCGCGACGCCGAACTGGGCCAGCGCGCGGCCGACCGATGTCGGAGCCTATTCCGGCGGCCCGAACAACTGCGACAACGGGTCGTGCGCCGAACCGGCGTCGATGAACGACTGGATTGCCTATTGCACGGCGTGCGCCACTCGTTACAAGGGCCGGGTCAAGTACTACGAGATCTGGAACGAGCCGAATATCACGGGCTCGGGCCATCAGTTCTTCAGCGGAACCCAGACGGTTCTCGCGCAGATGGTGCGGATCGCCAACCAGACGATCACGGCGATCGATCCGAGTGCGCTGATCATCTCACCGCCGGTCACGAACCTGTCGACCGGGGCGAGCCAGTCCGGGAACACCTACTTCACCGGCATGATGGCCGCCAGCGATGGCGCCAGCGGCACGATGGCGAACTGGGTGAACATCATCGGAGCGCACCTGTACCCGGTGGACTACACCCACTTGGCGACGGTGGCCACCGACATCATGGTGAACATCCGCGCCAGCATGGCGACGGCGGGGGTTTCAGGCTTGCCGCTGTGGAACACGGAATACGGCATCCTGTCGCCGAACTTCAGCACGCTGGCCCAGGCAGCGCGGATCAACGCGATCTGGCGCATGCTGGTGCTGCCGTTGGCGAACGCGACGCCGTGCGCGCGCACGGTGTTCTACGCGTTGGACGACGGTGTCTCCGGCTTCACCGGGCAGGACGCCACCTGGTGGAATTTCTTCGTGAACCTCCTCACGGGTGCCACCATCACGGCGATCAACGTTCTGTGGGACGGTCGGGTAGCCGTGTCGCTCGCCAGCGGCAGCAACTACATCTGGTAGGTCGCGTCGAATTTGACCGGCCTCCGAATTCCGCTACACTTCAGCGAATGTTGCAACTGCGGGAAGAGCAAGTCGAATTCCTGGCCCGACTGAACAAGTCACCGGAAGGACAGGCTCTCCTGGCGATCCTCAACATGCTGCAAGGTGAGCTGGACGCCGCGTTACGCAAAGCCCGAGGCGAGGACATCTACCGAGCCCAGGGTGCCGCGGAACAGGTGGACGTGATCATCAGCATGTTGACGACTGCCCAGCTGAAACTGGAACGACGCGCGACAGCGCCCAGGCGCCCCGCCGCGATGGCGTGATCGATATGAGGATCGGCGTTACGTCACCTCTGTCCATGCGAAGCCCGGCCACCGACGAGGTGGTGACACTGGATCGTGGAGAGATTGATGACGGCTTCACAAGCCTCGAATGAAACACGCCTTCCGCCCGCTGTGCGGCGCATCGTGACCCAAACCCAGGGCAAGATCGACGCGCGACAGGCATCGAAGACCGAATCCGTACCGCCTGCTGCGCAAACGCCGCCCGCGGTGCCTCCGACCGAAACCCCTCCCGCACCGCCGGCCGCGCCGGTCGCTGCACCGCCAGTCGCCAGTCGCGAGAACGACGCGGCCTACTGGAAGCAGCGGTTCGACACGACGGACGGCATTCTGAGGGCCCAGAGCCAGCAGAACGCCACCATGGTGCAGGACTTGCGCAATCAGATCGCCGCCTTGCAGTCGAAGGTGTCGGAGCTGACCGCCAAGCAACCGCCGAGTCCGATCGAGCTATCCCAATTCTTCACGCCAGAGCAGATCGCCAAGTACGGCGAGGAGCAATGTCGTGAGATGGCACGCACCGCGCAAGCGGCAGCGCATGCCGAAGTCCAGCGTGTCGTCGACACGCAGCTCAAGCCCTTGCAAGAGGCGCGAGTCAAGGACAAGGCAGACGAGGCCGCCCGGCGCGACAAAGAGTTCCGTGACCAGGTCACGCAGCTCGTGCCCGACTGGGAGCACATCGAGAAAACGGACCCTGGCTGGTTCCATTGGTTGACCCAGCTCGACACCTCGACCGACACGGAACGGCAGCAGATCCTGACTTACCATGTGCGGCGCGGCAATGCGCCCGCGGTGGCCCGGATGTTCAACGCCTACAAGGCGTCGCTGCTGCCGCCCGCGCCCCCGGCACCGCCCCCGGTGCCGGAGCCTCCGGTGACCGCGCAGGGAACGGGCGCCGTGGACAGTGTGCCGCCCGTGGCGGCGCCGGCCGCGCAGGGTGGGGCACCGAGCGACGCCGAGGTGCGCGAGTTCTTCAAGCGCTCGGCGCTGGGCAAGGTCACGGATCAGGATCGTGTGGCGTTCGAAGCTCGACTGAAGCTGCGTTCCGGCCGCTGATGCGGCCGGCCAAGCACCAGCCTCATCGGAGAGCATCATGGGCGTTCCTCGCGTAACCGGCATCCCGGACTATGGTCCGGGAAGCACCATCAACTACGACCCCGAGATCTACTCGGGCAAGCTCGTCGAGAAGTTCTACAAGTCGACCGTCTTCGGCGAGATCGCGTCGACCGACTACGAAGGCGAAATCGCCGCCTTCGGCGCGCAGATCAAGATCCGCACGATCCCGGATGTGACGATCTCGAACTACGTCACGGGCCAAGGCCTGACGGCGCAGTACCCGTCGTCCGCATCCGTGACGCTGGTCATCAACCGCGCCAAGAGCTTCGCGGTCGCGCTGACGCTGGTCGATGCCCGCCAGTCGGACATCGACATGGCCGACGTGTTCACCAACGACGCGTCGATCCAGCTGCGCATCGCGGCCGACGCGGACTTGCTGACCACGATCCCGGCCCAGGTGGCCTCGGCCAACCACGGCACGAAGGCCGGCGTCGACTCGCAGAGCATCAACCTCGGCGATTCGACGCACCCGTTCGTCGTGACCTCCACGAACATCCTGAACTTCGTCGTGGACTGCGGCACGGTGCTGGACGAGCAGAACGTCCCGGACGAAGGCCGGTGGATGGTCGCGCCTCCCTGGTTCATGGGCCACCTGAAGAAGTCCGACTTGCGGATCGCGTCGTTGGCCGGTGATGGCGTGTCCATCGCCCGCAACGGCAAGGTCGGCGAAGTGGACCGCTTCACGCTCTACCAGTCGCGCAACTGCTTGACCCAGGTGTCGCCGGGGCAGGCCAACTACATCCTGTTCGGGCACTCGGCGGCGCTCACGTTCGCAGCCCAGATCCTCGAGAACGAGATGATCAACAACCCGAACGACTTCGGGTACATCATCCGCGGCTTGATGGTCTACGGCTACAACACGATCGCGCCGAACTACATGGCCACCGCGGTCGTGCAGCGCGGCTGACATCGACGGGCGCCGCAAGGCGCCTGCCGTCTCGCAACGTTCAACTTCAGGAGCCCATCATGGGATCGAAGCTCGAAATCAAGAACCCGTACGTCCCGAGCACGCCGGTGCTCGTGCCGCCCGACACCATCAGCGCCGTGCGCGAGCAAGCGACGGCGAAGCACCGCGCGCGCTATCCGAGTGGCCACATCACCAACGAACCCGGTGGCGAAGGTGCCAGCGAGAACGAAGGCAAGATGAAGCGCCGCGCGTACACGCCGGGCGGCCCGGCCGGTTCCTGATCGGCATGTCCGGTCCCCGCCGGCCCCCGCCGGCCCGACACCGCTGCAAACTCCACGGTGCCGGGCCGTTTTTCCACCCCCTGTGAGGCCAGTCCATGAATGCCCCCAACTTCGAAATCCAGGTCGAACGCGAATCGCGCCGCATCCAGAACGCCTACAAGCAGGACAAGGACATCCCGTTCCTGATCAACCTGGACGACGCGCGGCTGGTGCCGAACAACGTCAACACGCGTGATCTCCCCGACTACCGGCCCTATCACGGGGACGTGAACTGGGATCTCGAGAAGCGCAAGGCGTGGGTCACGCAGATGTTGCGCACGGGCGGCCGTGTGCGCGTGGTCGACACATCGCCGGAAGACACCGTGTTCGACCTGGCCAAGGCCACCAAGGAACAGATTGCCGAGTTCGCCAAGCGCGAGTACGCGCTCGAACTCGCGCTGGACACCGACATCCGCACTATGCGCCGCAAGGTGATGGAAGCCGAAGAGGCGCGGTCGAAGTCCGACAGCATGGCGTGAGGCACTGAGTGATCGCGTCGGACATCTTCACGCCTGCGCGGTCCACGCTACTGGACCCGAACGCGAGGTATTGGACTGACGCGGAGTTGATTTCCTACTTGAACGTGGCGATTGCACAGATAGTCGCCGTCAAACCCAGTGCTTCGGCAGGGGTGACGACACTAGTATTGACGCCTGGCCTACTCCAATCGCTTCCATCGCAGTATTCCATGTTGATTGACACGCTATACCTAGCGGGTCCAGCATCCATCACCCCGGTGACGCTGCAAAATGTGCAGGAGTTCAGCCGGGTAACTCCGACGTGGCCATCAGACGCCGCTGGGGTGCCCAGATACGTGTTTTATGATCTCCGGGCGTTGCCGCAGTTTATCGTTTACCCTGCGGTTCCTGGAACAGGGGTTTACGATTTAATTGTTCTGGCTGGGAACGTCCCTACCGCTATCACTGCCGATTCTGATACTGTTAATCTCCCTGTTTGGTATAAAGCTGCGCTCTGGTCTTTCGTTGTCGCCATGGCATATGCGAAGAATTCCAAGCGGCAGGACATCGTCAAGTCGAAGGTGTTCATGGACCAGTTTAACGCGTTCGTGAGCGCCATCACGCCCGCTACCCTCGCGACCGGGGCGAAAGTTGAATTGAAGGGGGCGATGTAATGCTCATGTCGGCCATGATCACGACGTTGCGTGAGAAGCTGTTCGATCCGGCGCCGGGCGCGGGCTGGGCCGATGCCGAGTTCATCGACTACGCCAACCGTACCCAGCAGCGCATCGCGTTCGTGAAGCCGGAGGCGTATCCGGTCCAGACCACGATGGGGCTGAACCCTGGCGACACCCAGGTGCTTCCGCCGGATGGTGTCGCGCTCCTGAACATCATCAAGAACATCCACACCGGCCGTGTCGTGGAGCAGGTCAGCCTCGACTTACTCAAAGCGTCCGACTGGTACTGGCCGAACGAAGCATCCACGGGCGACATCGAGTGCTACGCGAGTGATCCGCGCGACCCGCGACGCTTCTACGTGTCCCCGCCGGCGCAAAGCGGCTCGGCCGTCGAGCTGATCTACGGCGCAGTGCCGCCGACGCTTGCGCTCACGACGGATGCGACCGTGCTGCCGGAGAGCTACGACGCGACGATCATCGACGGCGTGCTCGCGCTCGCCTTCGCGAAGGCGTCGCGGCGCCAGGACAAGGACCGATCGGATTATCATCAGGAGCTTTTCAACTCGGCACTCGGCTTGAAGACGAAGGCTCAGTTCGCCATTGCGCCGAAAGTCAGCGGGACGCCTGACCGATGACCATCCCGACCGTCGCCATCGACAGCCAGATCGCCAACATCCGGCAGATCGTGCGGGATTGCCCGCCAGTGACGCTGCGGCGCGCGTATATGCGCATGCTGCGTGAATGGTGCCAACAGACGCAGTGGTTGCGTGAGACGGTCACGGCCTCGACGGTGGCGAACACGCCCAGCTACACGCTGACGGTGGATTCCGGGTTCGATGTGATGGGCGTGCGCGCGCTCATGCTCACGGACCAGGCCGGCAACGTGCGCCAGTTGCCAGCGGCCGACCCGACCGACGTGATGCAGTGGAACCCGAACGAGGTTCCCGATCTGCCGCGTCGGTATGCCTACCTGCCGGAGGGCAGTTTCGAGCTGTACCCGACGCCGAGCGCGGTGTACGCGATGTCGCTGGTCGTGATCGTGGCGCCTCAGGAAACGAGTGCGACGCCCCCGAGCACGCCGCTCATCAAGTATTCCAACGACATCGAAGCCGGGGCGTTGAGTTATCTGCTATCGATCCCGGGCCAACCGTGGACCGACAAGCGTTCGGCGAGCGAGTACGCGCGACAGTTCCAGGCCGGTGTGGCCATGGGCAAGGCTGAAGCGCAGCGAGGCTACAACACGGGTCCTGTCATCGCGCGTGGCCGTCCCTTCGTCACCGGCGGCTTCGTGAGGTAACCCATGCGCATCGCGCAGGAAGGATTCCAGGGTGTCGTGCCGCGGCTGGCGCCGCAACGGCTCGCACCGACGCAGGCGCAGGATGCCACCAACGCCAAGCTGCTGTCGGGAGACCTCGAGGCGTGGCGCCAGTTCGCATCTGCGAAAGTGCTCGCCAATTCACCGACCGTGGAGACTATTTACAAGCTCAACGGGTCATGGCTCTCATGGAACTATGATGTCGACTGCGCCCGCGGCCCGGTGCCGGGAGACACGACGTTTCGATTGTACTTGACAGGGCCCAGCGTCTATTCGCAGCCGCAGTATACGAATTATTCTCTGGCGACGACAGGATCGGAACCGTTTCCGGTCACGACAGAAAACCTCGGTGTTCCGGCACCTACAGTTCAACTCAATATACAACCATACAATGTCGTTCCCGG